ACAGAGTATATATTTAGTAGCATAAATAAATATAACCCTAATACTATATTTATACTTATGGGTAAAAAAGCAGAGTCATGGCAAACATTATTACCAAATTGTACAATCCTTAAATGTGCACACCCAGCATCAGCAGCATATAGAGGTGGTTTATGGGATTCAAATGATGTCTTTAATAAAGCAAATAAAATATTAGTAGATCAATCTAAAAGAATAATACAATGGTGGTAGAAAATAAATTAACAGATAAAGACAAGACAATTAAAAACTTTAAAGATACTTTTTATAATTTATATGGTGTAAAACTGTATATTTATACTCCTTTAAAAAATCAGTCAATAATATCTATTAAAGCTTTTCATGATGCCGCTTTATCTGCATTACATGAAAATAATCCAGATTTTATAAATATTGAACATTTAAGTTATAAACTTAAAACTAGACGTTTTGCTATATACGTTCAAGTAATGTGCTTTTTAGCTGTAAACGCTGGTCATACCAAAGTAGACGTAGGTAAGTTTTTAAAAAGACACCATGCGTCAGTCATTTACTCATGTACAGCAATTAAAGATGCATTTTCTACAAATGATGCTTTAATTTTATCAGCTTATAACAGCACTTTAAAAAAATTAAAAAACTATGTGGGATCTATTCCAGAAAATAATAAAAGCAAATCTAACACCTAATGAAAGTTTAATATTATTTAGCATGAAGCAGAAAGTATCTCTGCCTTTACTAGATCAAAAGGATAAAATTAGTTTAGTTAATAAAGGATTTCTTGAATTAAAAGATAAAAAATATATAATGACAAGTCAATCAAAAGCAATATGTGCTAGACTTGATAGTTACTTTATAAAAGCAAAGAAAAAAACTGATATTCAATTGATGGGTAAAAATTTTGCTGAAAGGATAAGCAACTATAGAGAAGTATTTCCAGCTAAAAAATTACCAAGTGGTAAACCAGCAAGAAATAACATTAAAGCTTTAGGAGAGGCCTTTAGATGGTTTTTTGAAACTTATGATTATACATGGGATCAGGTACATCAAGCTACTAGAATGTATGTTAATGAATATAGAGATGCAGATTATATGTATATGCAAACTAGTCAGTACTTTATATGTAAGCAAGATAAGCACAGGGTAAAGCACTCTACATTAGCTGATTACTGTGATATGATAATAGATGGTGTAAGTACAGAAGATGAACATTTTAAAGAAAACGTAGTATGAGTAAACCAACACCAGCATGGGTGGGCCAATATACAGCCTTCAATGATGCACTGAAATATATGTATGCTAGATCTACTGGTGAAGAGAAGTCAATATATACTCCTTGGCCTAAATTTAATGATGCAGCTACTGATGGTTTAGAGTGGAATACACTTACTGTCATTGGTGGTAGACCTGGTTCAGGTAAGACTTTAATAAAAGATCAAATTATAAGAGAGTCTTTTGCATTAAATCCTCATGATAAGTTTAGAGTATTAGAATTTCAATTTGAAATGGTTGGTAGAACTTCTGCAATTAGAGAGTTTAGTTCTATTACAGGTAAAACATATAAAGAATTATGTAGTGCGGGTAGTATACTAACTACAGATACTTTAAATAAATGTCATCAGTATGCAAAAGAAAGAGTTAAAAATCCAGTAGATATAATAAGTACACCAATGACTGTTAATCAGATGCGTGATCAAATAGATAAGTATATGAATTTACATAAAGGTGTAAAGACTATGATAACTCTTGATCATACTATGTTAGTAAAAAGAGCTCCTTATCAAAATAATACATTAGATATGTTATTTGAATTAGGTGAGTTCTTTACACAATGTAAAAGAGATTACCCTGTATTGTTTATTGCTTTATCACAGTTAAACAGAAACATAGATAGTCCTGACAGAGCTATTGATGGTAAATATGGTAATTATATACTTGAGTCAGATATTTTTGGTTCAGATGCTATGCTGCAACATGCCGATATGTTAATTGGTATTAATAGACCGGCTAAACAAAAGATTAGGTTCTATGGTCCAGATAGATATATCATTGAAAATGATAGAACACTTGTATTGCATTTTCTTAAAGCAAGAAATGGTGATGCAAGAATGAGTTTCTTTAAAGCTAAGTTTGAACAAATGAAAATAGAAGAAATGCAAACACCTGGACAACAGGATAGAAGGTAACATTAATGAATTTATAACTAAATAACAATAATATGGGATTAACACCCTCAGAACGCAAAATTAAAGTTGCAAAGTTAAAAGAACAGCATGAAGATTACTTTCAAACAGAAGGTAAGATAAATGCATTATATATTCCTAAGATGGCATACAGACCATCTGGTAAAGATGAACTATACATAAGTTTCTTTCCAAGTGAACTTGAAAAAGAAATAGATGTATATACAGAATTTGTAAGTATTGATTATGATTCTGAAGATCCAAAGAGGACTCTATATTTACTTAAATATAATCCACACTGGAAATCTGAATACGAATTAATCACAAGTAATTCTGGATTTCAAAGACATATGGTCCCTGTAAATGAATTAAAGGTTATTAATGATATAACTTCTAGAGGAAAATCTATTATAGAAGAACCTAAATTTGTAGCAGATATAGGTAAAACGTTATTTGATTTGCCGAATCCTGATGAAGGATCAACCACTGTTCTTGTAGATAAGCTTGAAGAGATCAATCAAACATTAATCACACTAACCAAAGTAATCAATAAATTTAATAAATAAATCATGGCAAACAGCGTATTAGTTATTGCTGATTCAGGTACAGGAAAGTCTACTTCAATCAGAACATTAAACCCAAAAGAGACTTTTATTATAAATATAGCCAACAAACCTTTACCGTTTAAAGGTTGGAAGGGCATGTACAGTCAGATATCTAAGGATAATCCAAAAGGAAACTTGACATCTACAGCTACTGCACCTGGTATCATTAAAGCAATGAGGCATGTAAATGACAAAATGGATCATATAAAAAACATTGTAATTGATGACTGGCAATATATGAGTTCTTTTGAATATTTTGATAGAGCCAATGAAAAAGGTTATGATAAATTTACTCAGATTGCAGCTAACTTAGCTCAAGTTGCTAAGTTACCTAAAGATCTAAGAGATGATTTAAATATATTTTTCTTGACTCACTCAGAAGATTCCACTGATATAAATGGTAATAGAAAGATTAAAGCAAAAACAATAGGTAAGATGATTGATAACACTCTTACTCTAGAAGGTTTATTTTCTATAGTTCTTTTTGGTAAAGTAAATAAAGATGATGATGGTGTACTTCAATACGGTTTTGAAACTCAAAACTCAGGAGAAAACACATGTAAATCACCAATGGGTATGTTTGAAGATTTATTTATTCCTAATGATCTTCAATTTGTAAAAGATTGTATTGATAAGTACAATAAATAATTAATTAATTAATAAACTAAATTATGTTAAACACTAAAGACATGTCTGCTGGAACAGGCAAAGCTAAACCAGTAATTGGAACAGGCAATCAAAAAATTAAGATCAATTCTATTACATTTGATCAAACTCCATATGATATGGATGCATACAACATTACACTTCATGTAGAAAGTGAGCCTATGGGTGGTGATTTTAATGGCTTTTTAAAAGATGTTAATAATCCAAGTGGACCACGCTTTGAAGGTCAAGTTGGTAGAGTAAGGTTCTCTCCTTATCCATTTAAAGATACTACATTACCTAATGGCAATGAGATTATTCGTGATAATGAAGTATTAAAAGCAATGATATTCTTATCAGAAACTGTTAATAAAAGAGAAGAACTAGATGCTATTGAAGCTTCTACTATAGAAGAGTTTATGAGTAAAGCTTCAGGTATTTGTTCTAATACAGGATATATAAACGCATGTCTTGGAGCAAGAGAATGGGAAAATAGAGAAGGTTATGTAAATAATGATTTATTTTTACCTAAAAGGACTAGAATGGGTATTCCTTTAGAAGCTCTTGATGTAGAGGATTCTAAACTTACAGTTTTTGATAAAACTGATAGCAATCATTTTAGGCCTTTTATTAAAAAAGAACCTGCTGTTGTTAATAGTTTTGAACCAAGTTCTACTTCAGGATCTGATTTTGAACTGTG